CGTTGCAACCACCACCGTCCTGATTGGGCGTGTCAGTATGGCCGGTCTGTATCGGTGTCTCATAGGGTGGTTTAGCGGCTCGAATGTCTGGATATGTACGGGTTTTAGGTTACTGGCGCGATGCCTCCCAGGATTGATCTAACTCAGCAGATGGCGGTGTTCGTCGATGATCGCTGCGCTGTCGCGGAGTGCCGGAAGCGGCGTCTCTTCCGTAATGACGCAGCCGCTCAAGGTTCCGTAGTGCTGTTCCAGGCAGTCCAGCAGCAGTTGCTTGATCTCGTTTTCGCGCGGTTTCCAGGGCAGGTGGGTCGTTTCGTACAGCCCTTCCAGAAACTTTTCCTTAGCGGCGAAGAACGCTCGAATCTTCGCCTCAGAGACCTCGCCCCGGCGGATCGCTTTCAATTCTTCCGTGTTGCGGCGTAGGTCCAAGTCACGGGTGGTGAGTATCTGTTCAATCTCATACATCAGCCGGACTAAGTGGTAGGCGAACTTCACATCGAAGCCGTACTGTTCGACGGTGGCCGCCCGCTTACTGCCAGCGCCGGGGGATCGTGTGGACATCTTCGCCAATTGCGAATAGGCATAACCCTTGAAACGATGCCACGCCCCTTTATGCAAGAAGATATGCCGCTTCTCGCGGACCATCTCGCCGACTTGGGTGATGTGCAAGATGCAATCCGCTGGCAGGAAGAGGCTTGTCACCATATTCGGGTTGTTTTCCATGCACAGATGGAAGTAGTGGACAATGTTGTAAATGTTCAAGTCATACTGGCGGCCATGGCCGCCGCGGGCTTGGGAATCATGAGCGTGCTGTTTCTGGTAACAGACAAACCGTTTCTTCTGCCGACCGAAGCCATCAATCGCGCCGGCCAGATGCGGGAAGATGGTCTCTTTGGGCGGGATGCACCAGCCCACCACATCGAAGTCACTCCCGTCGACCGCGACCCTGTAGGCGTGGCTTCCCTGGATACCCTCGAACATGATGTTGTCCGGGAGCCAGGCGGGCGGCGTAATCAGGCCGGCGTCAGTTAGTCGAGCGACGGTACTAGGCATCAGTCTTCGTCGATTTGAGGAATGTCGTCATTGGCGTCAATGTCTCGCTGGTCCCACGCTCCCATTCGACACTTGATCTCACAGAAGGCGTTGATGATTTCGGCGACATGAGGATGCGCGTACCGAGCTTCAAGAATCGCGTGTTGATCGTTAGCCGTAACCCGTTTCAAGCGGCAAGGAAACATGACGCCAGCCCGCCGCAAGGTGGTACGGATGTCGCGGTAATTCTGGCAACTGTCGTTCAGGTCTGGCCCGATGAAGAAGAACGGTTGCCAGGTGCCGTCGATTAGCAATTGGATGTGATAAATCATCGCTTGACTCGAATCTCAAGAATTGCTCGTCTTCACTCCGCATCTCTCGGACGGAAGTAGCGGGCTTCTTTCGGGATACCGTCATCAGAAAGTTCCCTGAATTTGAACGTGACCATCTGACCGACCTTGAACGACTTGCCCTGGAAGAACGAGGGCATGTCGGTGCCCGGCCACTCCGTCGCCGTCTGCACCATGTCCGGGTTCAGGAACTCGCGCTCATTGTCCGTCAGGCCGGACAGTTCCAGCCGCTTACCCTGGTAGTCCACAATCAGGGCACCAATCTTGCCGAGCAGGCGGCTGCCCTTAGTCGTCTCCCGGCCGCTGGTGAAGCCCACCACGCGAGCCTCAGCATCCGAAAATGGCTTGTACTTGAGGACGGCCTTATGACGCTTTGGTGTCCAGACGGCTTCCGGGTTCCGAATCACCACGCCTTCGCCACCCTGGTCAAGCACCTGTTGCAAGTAGGCTTCAACCTGATCGGTGGCGGCCCCCGGTACATCGGTCAACTTCGTCTGCGGGTGCAAATAGCAGACAGACGCATCGGTGTTTTCCAAGGCCACATTCAGCACGGCTAATTCCTTACCGAATGATTGACCCGCTGTTAGAAACCGGAAGTCGTCACCGAGGCATCGTTTTGGAACGGGCACGCCCGCAAAACGAGGCCCCTTGGCGTTAAGTCGCTGTCGAATCCATGCCTCCGTGGTCAAGTAATCGACGTTGCAAAGCATATTGGCGTTCTTGATCTCGCCCGTACTGAAGATGGACGCCAACGGCGGGCTGGAATAGACCGCGAAGACGATCTTAATGAAGCGATCGTCGGGCGTGTCGCCGCCGCAAATCGATCGGCACAGTTGAAACTTGCCTCGACCAACCCAAAGTTCACCGTCCAACGGGCAGGCGGGCAACTGATTGAGCCACCAGTCGGGGGCCATAATCGGATTGCCGTAACGAGACCAGAGGCCCGTCGCCACTGGCTTGATCTTGGCCTTCCTCTCGCCAGTCTTCGGGTCACGCATGCTCGCCCACGGCACCTCTTCAGTCGGCAGACCCCGACTGATCCCGCCGTCCCAGAAGCAGCGGGTGCCATCCAGCTTTTCCGATACAAACCAACCCGCCACGGCATGTTTGTGCGGATCGTAGTGGTCGGCCAGTTGCAGAAACTCGCGTCGTGCCATCTATACCACCTATCTTGTTATCACCTGCCAGATTCAGTGCTCCCCTAGAAGATAAGGGGGCACAACTCGCCAACTTTAGAGCGCCTCCTGCAATTTTTTCCAAATAGTCGCGTTGTGTTTCATTCTTGCTGCCCGTTGCGTTGAGCGTCCTTTCGTGCCAGAATGGCATCTTGATGCGTCAGATAGTAAGTACGATTACGTTGTTGCCGATCTTTGCTGACAGTCTTCAGCAACGGAGGAAACTGCCCGTCGTTGGCGACCAATTCCTGTAAACGGGCGTCAAGTTTCTGTGCCAGCCGGGATACCGTAGGAACCGACGTACCGAGCACTTCCGTAATCTCTTCGTAAGTATGCGCGGCTTCCCGCATCACCATGAACATCCGCTCCTCATCTGATTGAAGACACGTTTCAATCAGGTCGCGGACTTCCACCTCCTCTTCGTATGACGCAGAGACACCGCGCTCCGGGACCATGTTACTGACGGTTGGCATTGCGATAGGTGCGCCCTTGTGCCTTGCCAGACGTTCCGATTCATGGGGCAGGCGGATTTGACGTTCGTCCTCAATCAGCCGACTCAACTCACGATTGATCCACGCCCCCATGCAACCTACCGGCGTCCATCCCTTCGAGTCCTTGATCTCGCACCCGGCGGCCATCTGATTGACGGCCTTCGTCAAACCGATGAAGGCGGCGCTCATCAAGTCATCGCGTAGATAGGCGAACTGAAAATACTGTCGTAGGAAGCTCTCTACATTCGCCAGCGCCAAAGCCGTATTGCCGAGGATCATCGTTTCCCGTGCGACCGCGTTGCCACCCGCCACGTCTGGATACAGAGCCTCGTTCTCCTCGGCCGTTAGCGGCTTGTCGGTATACGCCGAAAGTTGTATGGCAAGGCTGGTGTTGTACGCAGTGTTCATGGGTGAATCTCCCGGCGGTCGATCCGCCACGCGCAGCGGGTGTAGAAGTGATGCGCCTCGCATGTGCGACGTGCATAATCGTAAGCAAATCCTTGAGGATCGAAGATGCGGCCATGGTCGTAGGCGACGGCATGGCCGCAATGCCGCCCGGCTCCGTCGATAACCCCTCGGCTCTGGGCAATCGTGTCAGCGAACCGTCGCCAATTGCCGTGGCGATACGCCACGGTATGCTTGAGCGGCGAATCAGCCGCCGGCACCAACGTCGGGAAAAGTTCTATGGGCGTCACCGCGAAGCCGCGTGCTAGAGCTATGTCGATCAATTCCTGGATGTGTATACTGCGCCGGCACAGCGGCTCCGCGACACCGGGGAAAATAATGTCGCTGCCATCGTGACCCACGGCCACAAGCAAATCAGCCACGGGCATATCAAGCGCCATCGCAAAAGCTGTAGGCAGGCACAATCGTTTTGGTTGGAGTTGCAGGTCCATAGGCGCAGAGGCTCTCCGCAGTTGACGGGGTTGAACGAATTAAGAGCTAGCCGCCTAGGTAGCAGACCGCTGCCTTTAGACAGGCGGTATTATCACGGGCACTACTCAATCTCATTCAACATGGTGTCAATCTCAGCCAGTGTTGGAATCCGCCAAGTTGCTTTGGCATAATCTCTCCAATTAGGAGACTGAAACAACTTGTCGTACTCCTCTTGAGTTGCTGCCGTCAGAATCCAAATACCAGTACGCTTGGCCTCCCATAACGGCCACTTTTGCCGCTGGGCCCGGGTGAATGAGTAACGCTTCGGCTGTTTGCAATCGATCCACCGCTGGCCCCATTTCTCGTGCATCACCAGCAGGTCCGGGAATCCGGTCTGAAACAAGGAGCCATGTGTATGTTCAACATGCCAACCGCGAGCCTTCAGGAAGGCAATCAAGGCCCGTTGAATCTTGTGTTCCGGGCCTTCATGGGCGCGGCGGATCAATCCCATCACTGCATCTCCGGCGCGCGAATCTCGACTTGATGCGTCCCCGACTTCTTCTCAGCCCAGTTATGAATCGCCTCGCCCCAATCCATGCCAATCAGCGGCACGTAGGGACGGAAGTGTTCCACCGATTCGCGGACCTTCTCAGTGACGCTCGGCACCACATCAGGACGGGTGACGCACATGATCTCATCGTGGATGTTCATAGGGGCGACATGCCACTCGTGTACGCCTACCGGCTGCAAGTCCCAAATCTTCCGCTGGACGTGCTTCGTGATTTCAGCACCGGGCGATTGGATTTCATGGTTCGCTGCCGCCCGCATATTGGCCGCCTGCATGGAGAATGCTGCGCCATAGAGGGCCGAGGCAACCGCGCCGCCGGCCGTTTGTACGCGGTCGCGGCGGACAACCTTGACCTTGCATTGCTTCCACAGCTTGGGCGGATTGCGAGCAAGATCGAAGAGAGCGCGCGTAACGCGATTCTCCAAGGTGAAGTAGCGGCGGAAGCCCAGCATCGTTTCGGCATAGTCGGCCGGTTCCTTCCAGACGACCGCTGTACCGATGCCGCCAGGCTGGGTCATGGAGCAAAACAAGTCAGCAACCCGTTTGCGCCACTTCTTGACGCCGACGAATCGGCTTCCGAAGTTCTCAATCGCCTCTTTGGCGACCTCTGCACTGATCCCCAGGCGGTTGACCAATGTGCTGAAATCGCCGCCGTAAAGCATCGTGCCAAAGAACCCCTGCTTCCCCTGGGTATACATATCATCCTGGGTGTCAGCGGAGTCCTTAATCTCTTGGTAGGTCTTGCCAGGGAAGATTGCCATGCCGAACAGGGCATGAATCTTGCGGCCAGCGATCAATTCCACTCGTAGGGCCTCATCGTTGCACACGGCGTCGGCGATGGTCACCTCAAAGGCCGCGAAGTCACCACCGCAAAGCAGGTAGTCGTCCCACATCAACGGGAACATCTGCCGCACCTCTTTGGTGTGCTTGATGCCTTGGGCGTTAAGACCGTCGCCGCCGGCCATGCGGCTGGACAGGGCACCGATGACGACGAAAGAGGCGTGAAACTTGCCGGCCCGAATCAGCTTGTCGTAGAGTTCGGTCTCCTTGGCGGCGAACTTTACCTCCATAACTCTTTGTGCTCGCGCGGCGGCTGGATGCATCCCCGGCATGAGCACGCCCGCCCCGCCGCAACGGATGCACGCCAGATCAGCTTGGCATTTGCCACAAGGCTCCGAGTCACCGACATAGCCGACATCGTTGCAAGTGGCACAGTGCTGATCCTTCACGTGCGTTTCAGGACATTTCGTGCCGATCCGCCACTGTTTCTTGATGGCTTCCAGTTTGCTCTTCTCGGTGGAAGTTTCCAGAAAAACAGCCTCCGTGTCGTTCATCGCCGCCGTAATGTAGGCGCGGACTTCGCCCGGCTTGTTAATGTTGACCGGACTGGCGGCTACCACCGCCTGCGCCTTGGCGCGCAGTCTCTTCATCCCTTCGAGGTTGATCGTGAAGCCATGCCAGCGAACGGCCGCCACCATGCACGCCAAGGTCGAGTCATTGTCGCCCGGCTCGGGGTAGCCAAAATGCTTATCCAAAGCGCGCGTATAAACGATGTCATCGCTCGCGTACTCGCGGGCATCCGCACGAGTAGCCCAGTGATGGATATGCTTGCGGATCACGCCCGGCCAAGCCACGCCCAGCAACTTGACCTTGCCGTCTACTTCGCCCCAAATCTCCCAGTTTTTGCTAGGATCAGAGACGCTCAACGCCGTAGGCGCATAGCCTAGCTCGTAGGGCCGCCACTCGGTTGATGGCTCCACGTCCGTGAAACGGTACTTGGGCTTGAGCTTCAGCGCGTGCTCGGCAAGAAACTTGAGGCCACCAGCCGGATTGAACTTTAGCACCACGTCCTTAAACTCGGTGTCGATGTCCCCGAAGCGGTCGTGGCGATCGAAGACCTGCCACTTCGGGGCCTCCGGGTCGGCGCGCCTTGCGAAGTAGATATTCTCGAATTGAACAAGCCGTTCCAATTCGTTGCGAAGAGCGTAAGCAAGCGCCGTAGGCACCCGCTTGATGCGAACATTCTCGCGGGCCATCAGGCTTTGGTAAGGGCCCTTACGACTGTGAAGCATCAGGTCCAGGGCGCAGGCCGGCTTGACGCATGGCCCATCCTGCGCCTGCGGCTCCAGCATAGCGATCTCGTCGCTATGCTCCTCGGGAATCCAGTTTGGATCACAGAGACGCAAGATGGTGTAGACCTTGACGATGTGAAACCAATCGAACGCCAGATTGAAGCCGACGACCGTGTGTTGGCAAATCCACTCAATCAAGGCCAGCGTCTCGCGGATCGGCCGCCGCCAGACCTCATGCAGGTGAATCGGGCCGTCTTCCACGGCGTACTGCAACAGCACCATCATGCTGTGTAGCCCGCACGTCTCACTATCAAGATAGATTTTGCTCATTCGAGTTCCAAACCTAGGTCAGGCCCACTCTCAGTCGCCAGCCATGCGGTTATGAGTTCAGCGCCTAAAGGCGCACGCCGGAAGATCAACATACATCATAAGACCAAGGCGTCCCGTCCTCACGTCTACCTTTAATAGCGACGGAACTCACGGCGGGTGATTGGTAGGTTCCATTTGAGAAGCGAATCTCCATGACCAGACCCTTCCCAACCCAACTTTGAACCAATTGACCTAGGGGTGCCTCCCGCAGCACAGGGTCACTGGAGTTGACCGTCACCAATCCGTGGCCCGGATGCGTGACCGTCAATTCATAGAGATAGGATTCCGTCTCGACGAATATGACCGTGCCGACTCGTAACCAGCGCACGTCAATGCCGGGTGTTGCTAGCGCGTCAACCATCGCATCCTCTCCAATAAAGAAGTGGACATTTTCCGCCCACTTTAGAGCGCCTTTGCCAATACTTTCGATAATTCCTCGTCTAATTCCTCGTCGGATACATAGCCCGCACACCAGGCCGCCACGCGCGGCGCTAGGCCAGTGATTCCGGCTGCCAGCATCCGTTCAACCACCTGATTGATTGCAGTCCGTGACCGGACACCGTGCCGCTTGTATCGCTTATCGAGGCCGGGGAGAAACTTGCCCTTGCCGCGTCGGCGAGCCTCGCTAATCTGTTCCGCCGCGAACAGTTGTTCGCCCGTCGACTTCAAGCCCATCAACCGCTCCAAGCTGACCTGCGAGAGCAAGCCAGCCGCCGCTTTCTGCTGAATATCCTCGTGTGCCGTCAAAAGCCATTGCCGAAGATAAACCCAACGGGTGTCCCGTTTAAGTTCCCGAGCGATCCGGCCCACGCCGATGCCCTTGGCATAGAGCCGGCCCAGGGCACGGGCCTCTTCCAGAATGTTTAGGTCCTTGCGTTCCAGGTTCTCCGTCAAGTTGAGAAGCCGGGCATCCCAGTCGCTTAAGTCATGACAGATATTCGCGGCAATCGCGGTCCATTTGAGGAAGTAGGTCGCCGCCGTGAAGCGACGAAAACCGACAATCAGGCGGTATGTGTAGCCGTCGCGGTTCCAAGGCTGAATCGACACAGGCGAGATCAAACCGCCCACCTGCTCGATGCTCGAAGCTAAGTCCTTGACAGACTGCAACGTAAACTGACCGCGACAGTTGAAGTCGCTGTCACAAAGGATGTCTTTGACAAGAACTGCCGGATCAAAGATGGTGTTCATTCATAGCAGCCCATAAAGAGCAGAACGCATACGCCGCTTGAAGTGGGACCACTCCGTTGCCGAGAAGCCGGAGCCAGTCGGTCTTGGCCAGCCCATCAACCAGACCACGAACCTTGGATTCAATTGCAGGTGCGTACTGCGGGGCGCTGTTAAGGACCTGCAGCCAGGCATCTGTCTCATCGGGTCTGGGAGGGAAAAGAGTTCGCGTACCATTTTCGGTGCTTGCCGACTCAACGCCACATACTTGTCCTGACTGTTGTACTGATTCCCTTCCTCGGCCCGTGGCGTTGCCCAAAGACGCCGAGTCACTTTGACCGCTTGGGTCGGCAATGGTATCCCGCCTGCACCAAACGATTGGTTTGGGCCGCCCTTCTCCCCGTCCGATGCCCGAATCGTTGACCAAAGTTTGCGGGTTGCAGTTACTGTTTGACTCTTGAGATTCCCTGTACCGCCGCTTGGTCGCGGTGCCCGATTGTCCGGGCCGCCTTGACTCCCTTTTGGTGACAGCCACAATGAAGAGCCGTTCCCGTTTCTGGCTAGCACCAACTTCTTCCGCGCTAACGAGTCCCGCCGCAACTTCGTAACCCAAGTCTTCAAGGTCGCAGGCGACCTGCTCGAATCCAAGTGACAGGTGGCCGGGCACATTTTCGAGAAACACGATTGCCGGTTCCACTTCGCCAATGACTCGATGGACGTGGGGCCAAAGGTGTCTAGGATCGTCTTGTCCACGACGCTTGCCGGCGAGACTGAAGGGCGTGCATGGATACCCCGCAGTGACGCAATCCACGACTCCACGCCACGGCCGGCCATCGAAGGTTCGCAGGTCCGTCCAAAGAGGCGCTTGATCCAGGCAACCCGCTTCCATCGCCGAAGCCAGGTACTCGATGGCGAAGGCTTCCCACTCCACCCAACAGACTGTGCGAATTGGGAGCACAAGCTGGAGGCCGAGGTCAAGTCCTGCGCCGCCGGAACAAAGGGATAAGGAGGTGAGTTGATCCACATTAGTTACCTTGCGTCTCGCAGCTTTCGATCATAGGGCACCGATCCTCTGTCAGTCCACTCCCAGACCGACGTAGTGCCATCGTCATCAATCCGCACGAAGGTATCGTTGGTTCTGGCCCAGGTGCCGCAGTTGAAGTGGTAGTCACCGATCTGGCCCGCTTCATGGGTGTGGCCGTAGACCACCACGTCTGCGCCAACCTCTTTACGGTAGGCTTCCACGCCGTTAAGCATTTCATCCATGCGGCCGTCTTGAAATGTCAACTTGCGCCAGAGGGTTAAGGCCCCGTCCAGTGTCCCGATAAACTCGTCTTCCACCGCACGATGCTGCTTAAATGGCCCCTTGAACGGCCCCTTGAACGGCCCCTTGTTTCGATCTTCCAGAAGGGCTGAGATAATCGCCGTGATCTCACCGGTGCCGGGGTTGGCATCGCGGCAGTACGGATCACCCTCGTTCCCGTGGAGAAAGGCGAACCGCCGACCGCCGATAGTCCGCTCGAAGGGTCGAGTCTCGCGGAGAAAGAACGGGTGGCCGGGCATGAGCGACGGCTTACCAATGAAATGAGCCAAGTCGCTGTCATGATTGCCGACGACATAGACTGCCTGCATCCGGTCCAATCGTGTGAGTAGGTCCAGGTATGCCACAATGGCCGCACTCATGTTCGTCTGCCAGAAATCGAACAGGTCACCGAGGATGTAAAGTTGGCCTCGTTCCTGAACGTAATCCAGAAACTTGTAGAAACGAGCCTCGCGGCCTTCAACCGCAAAATTGTCGCGGTAACCACGGTCACATAGATGCAAATCACTCACACTGAAGATGGACATGGATGGTATTCCTCGATATGGATGTGCATGTCTTGAGGATGGCGGTCAAAGTCCAAATGCTCGGCGATCTGTTCTCAGAGCACTTGCTGTATGGCTTCTAGGTCTGTGGCATCGGGCAGATTGTCGAGTCGCATGGTGACAATGATGTTCATAGTTGCATCGCCAGGAATTGAACCTGGAACCAGCGGCTAAACTCAGCCGCTGCTCTACCGATTGAGCTACGATGCAATGGAGCCGGCAGACGAGTTGGCCAACTCCGGACGTTGCCAAATGGCGAAGGCGAATTACTCTTCGTCTTCGTCCGACCAATCCTCCTCATCCTCATCGGCGAGATCGCCATCGCCAAAGAGGGCGTCGTCGTCGTCGTCGTCGTCGTCGTCGTCGTCGTCGTCGTCGTCGTCTTCGTCTTCGTCTTCGTCTTCGTCTTCGTCTTCGTCTTCGTCTTCGTCTTCGGCAGCGTCGGCGTCATCGGCGGCGTCGTGGTGGTACTCCTCGTTCTTGAACTGAGCGTCGAAAGGCAAGTTATCATCGGGCATGGGATATCTCCGCAAGAGAAAGGGTGATTAGTGCTTCAAGGCTTCAAGCAGTGCCGCCGTGTCGTCTAGCGCCGTGTTGAACGTATCCACGATCACGTCCGTGATTTTGTAGCAATGCCCGAACCACATTTTCCATACGACAAAATGGATGCAACCGTACTCATCGCCGTAGTAAGTCCGATAAGTCAACGGCAGCAATTGCCGCAAGTACCAAGTCAATCGACTCATAGCTTCGCAATCTCCAAGGTGTAATGATTCCACACACGGTTCAAGGTCTCCTCGATGTTCCACACCGAATAGATCAACGTCTTCTCGCAACCGTAGGCGAATAGCAGCACATACACCGCCGTCTCAGAAATCGTAATACGCTGATAATCCGCGTTCAAGACACGTTCTTGCCCGTCGATGGGGCCGCCTATGAAGAGTGCTCGGTATCGCATATGTTCTCGCTGATAAAATCGAAGACAAGGGTATCGTTCTTCCGCAGGTCCAAATCCTCATGGATCACGACCCGAGGACGTAATACATACGGCGCGTTCTGCAAACTCTCAATGAGTCCATCCACATCGAAGTGCAATTCATCGCCGGTCGCTAGAGTCACTTGCCCCGGCGGAAACACGACTCGCGCCGTGCCGTCGGCGATACGTTCGATCATCTTCTCCTTGACTTCAATCTGGCCGATGCACTCTCCATCGCGCCAGTGTTCAATGATTCGGCGGCCGACATGTTTAGGCATAGCCGATTCCTCACTTGCTGCGACCCTTCGTTCCAACCGACTTGCGGCCGGAAGGTTTCCGCATCTTAGATGCGATGATCGCCGAAGGTTCCATCATCATGTTCCCGAGTTGCGCCATCCCTGAAGCCCGCATCATCCGAACCATGTCAGCCGGGTCGATTGGAGCCTTGGCGGCAAGACGTTTCTTTGCCATGTCGTTCTCCTTCTACAAATGAGCAGGCTTCCCAGTACGGCGTGCAATAGCAAGAGCCTGCTTGATGACCCTTTGCTTGGCGGCTTCGCGGCTCGCCGTATTGCCGGACGTATAGATGTACTTGGCACCGTGGGTGCCATACTGTAACGCCGGTTTTCCGTTCTTCGTGGTTCGACGAATCGGCATGATTCTCTCCAAAATCAGACAGGCAGATGTGGATTTCCAACAATGTCCAACGATCCACGTTGCACCGCGCCGTGATGCTCCATGCACCGCACGCAGATCGTCGCAACCTTGCGAATCGCATCCAAATCGGCGGGGTTCACTTTTGTACCCTCGATAATCAAATCTTCCGTGTCATACCAGGTCTTATCCACCATATTCAGGATGTGACGAACAAGGCGCAGCTCGTCACTCGGCGGTAAAGGATTCAACCCAGCGGGCCACTTTGCATCTTGGTAGACACGCTCGTTCTCAATAACTCGAAACACATCGGGGCGTTCCATAGATACTCCTCCGGTTTCACAGGACTGGCCCAGGAACCTCACTAGGACTTGAGCGGCCCCACGTCGCGGCCACCGTCGATCAGGTAGCGATTGGGACCGTGCTTCTCGTTCTCGTGCCGCAATTTGCAGTTGAGTCGCCATGTGATCCCGTGCGTGGGATTGACACCATGGAGCCACTGTGAAGGTTCACGGTAGCCGGAAAGCGAGTTATAGGCAAAGGCATCCGTCCCGACCCACGAGCCGTTAATCAACAACTCGCCGTCCACATCCGCCAAGGTGCTGGAAGCGTGATGGTGACCGACGCAAAAATAGCGGCATCGCTGAGCACTGGCCGCCGCACCCAAGGCAATCAAACCCTTTTGCCGACGAACTAGACCGTACCACGGGACGCCCAGATGGCTCCGGCAATCATCTCCGTGAGCGACGTTGAAACCGACGCCGTTGATATTGACATTGGCGCTCCACGCATCGGGAATGTTGAAAGCGACATTAACCAGATCGCGGCAGTGCAACCGTGCCACCTCACCCACGAGATAATCCCAGTTATCGTGAGCACCGAGGTAATCCTTCTTCGGCGTCCGCCGACCATGGTTACCAGCCAGATAAAGGATGTTGACCTTCTCGAAGTGGGCGGCCAGATCGCGGTACATCAAGGCGTGAAGTTGCCCGATGGCAAGGCAGTTGCGAAATTGGTTGCGGTAGTAGCTCCGCTCGCACGCCTTATGGATTTCCCCGCTGGTGTAGTCCCCGTAGGCCAAGACCCAGAGGACCGGGAAATAGAACTTCGGAGCCAACGTGTCTTGCGTCCATTCGACTACCGTGTCCACATAGCGCTCCGCACGGGCACAAGAAATCGGGAAGTTATAGTCTTCCAGTCCTCCGACTTCCTCCGGCCGCACAACCTGATCGTGGTGGCCATCCGACAGATGTAAGACGACGTGTTCAGTAATCTGCGCCTTGCGGCGAAACTCCAATTGCGAAGGTAAGGCAGAAAACGGTTTAATACGCTGCTCCATTTCTGTCACGATGGCCGTGAACAGCCCGGCAAGCTTCGCCCCCGCCTTAACCTTCTGCCGCTCCCGATTGCGTTCATCCGTTAAATGCAGAACTTCGGCCTCCAACTCCAAGACGCGCTTGTCAGTCGGGTCGGAATCCGGGATGGCCTTATGCTGACCACCCGCCCGCTTAGGTATAGGCGGCACGTTGTTGGGCCACGGCACGTCTTTATGAAGCCGCCCCGTGGCGATGTCGGAGATAACCGAGCGGCTGATCTTAAATCGCCGCGCGATCTCAAGTTGCTTGACGCCTTCGATGACGGCGACCTTGATCTTTTCAACCGTCGTCTTTCGTAACTTCTTCATTACGTTCTCCGTTTCGCCCTCGCTGGCCGCTGGGAAAGAGGCCGGGTGGCGCTGCCCCATCGCCACCTGGCACAAAAGAGGAACCGACTTAGGGGTCAGCGAGTGTGGCCGAAAAGATCACTCATGTACCGATCCACCCAATCGATGGCCCGGTCAAAGCTGAACGGCGGCTTGACGCGCGGCGCGTCAGAGCCGCCAGCCGCCGGACTGCGCTCCGAGTAACCGCCCGGCGACGAACCGGCATCTTCCACCGGGATCACATCAATTTCGGCGAGGCTTGGCATCTTGCTGCTGGGATCAATCGCCCACTCAATCTTGGCGACCTTAGCCCAAGTATGGATGCGCCGCATCGGAACGATGAAATTGAAACCTTGCAATTGCGTCACACCCTGGGTCAGCATCCCGACGTACTCGCCGTTCTTTTTGAGGAACATGCCTCCACCCGATGATCCCGGGAAGGCAACTGCCGTTACCTGATCGAAGACCTTGACACTCGCACCCTTACCAGACAAGGTGCGACCGGTCTGACTGAGCACACCCGTCGTATAACTGTTGGCCCCGAATTGCCCAAGCAAGCTACCGCAATGACTCAACTCGATTCCAATAGGCGGGAGATAGTTCAGGTCTTTATGAAACTTGGCGGTCACCGCCATCGGGTAGGCGTCCGTGCAACGAACCATTAACACCGCCAAATCCTCGCCGTAATCGGCATCGCTGACCTTAATGATCTTGCAGTCATACTTCACCTCGCCCACCCGGCGACCGTTCTGCTGACGCTCTTGAACGATCTCAGCATCCTTATACTCAATGAGAATCTTCGGGGTGCCTTGCGCTGAGACGATAGTGCGCGTCGTGCGCAGGCCATCAACGACATGGGCGGCTGTCCACACAAAGGTCACGGTATTGGCGCCTACCTTGCGGGTCACAAGCGTACCTGACCCCTGGCTGTTACCAGCCTTGATGGTGACGCTGACTCGCTGCAAGTCTTCGGGGACACTACTGGCGACCACCGGGCTTGCGGCCACGGCGATCAAGGTCAGAACCAACAGCACATACTTCATGGTGCATACTCCAAGGTAAAAGGGTTAAACGTCACTCACAAGCGCCCTAATCATAGAGGTCGTCGTCAGTGTCAGAATCAGCCCGTTCTTCGACAATCTCGACCTCGACCTGACTCCCATACTGAGGACGCATGTAGTACAACAAATCCTGCTCAAGTCCCTCCCGGACGCTTTCGCTATCAGCCGAGGGGTATGTGACAATCGCCGTAATGCGTGGGCCGCCGGTGCCGCCGTTGCCATCGTTGCCATCGTTGCCATCGTTGGCCGCAATCTCGACGCTTGACGCATCTTGAATGACTCGCGTGAAACTGAGCCGCAAGGATCGACAAATCCGTGGCGACCACTTTCCCGCATACAGCAAGATGTCACACGTCGTCTGGTTCACGTTACAGCTTCCTTCACCTGAATCTCGCCTTCCTCGCTCGCATCAGTCCAATCGACGCCTTCGAGAATTTCGCCCATTGTCATCAGTTCCAACCGGCGATTGGCACGGAGCACTTCCAAGACCCGTTCGTCGCTCGGCAGGTGAATCAAGTCCACAATGCTACAACCCAGGTTCTCATCCATGCCCTTGCGATGGATACGATCTTCAGACTGGCTGCGGTACTCTGGCTTCCAACTATTGGACCAATAGCAAGCGGTACGAGCGGCCGTCAATGACAGACTCATTCCGCCCGACTCCGGGTTAGACACAAAAGCTACCCGCGTATGGTCTGCCAGGTTGTTCCAGTAGTCCAGAGGCTCTTCATCCGTCACCAGTTTTCCACCCCCGCCGTCGGCGCTGGCCGCCCAAACCTGGTAGGCCCCGCCATCGCAACGGACGACGGACCACTTGTCTTGCAAACAGAGCCGAACGATCCGGTCGATGGACCCCGTGAAGCCAGCCCAAACCACCAGGCGGCCGGTCTCTTCGTTCTGATCTAAGAGCATCTTGAGAGCGGCAACTTTCGGGCAAGGCACTTCGCGGGTCTGGCGAACCAACTTGGGCACCTCCTTGCTGCCGCCGCAAAGTGGGCAAGGAATCGTGTATTTCACCAATCGCGCAACCAACTCCGGTTCCAGCATGTCCACTTGTTCATAGTGGGTGCTGAGATCATCGGGATCGCGCCACTCGTCGATTGCACCCTCGTGACAATGGGTACAACGCGTCATGCCATCCCGGACTTCTTGATACTGAAAACCATCGCTGAGTTCCCGCAGCAGGGTCATACCGGTCACGGCATTCGGGGCCGCTTGCACGAGAGCCGCAGCAACCCGCAAGGTGCTCAACGTCGGCTTGCAGATGATCCGACGATACCGTTTGTCGGGCAGCGTGAGGCAATCCTTCTTGTGCTTAATGATGACCAGTCCAGCAAGGCGTTTATACAAAAAGGCGACTTCGTTTTTGCTGGGCTCGTAAGCGTGGTAATCCTTGGGGTCTTCGCACTCATCCAAGACGTGTGGCCCCAAGTCACAGGACTCGCCGCAGACGGCACACTTCGTCTCATCGTCTTTCCAGCCGATCCGCTTCTTGAACTTCATGCCGTCCATGTTCTCTTCCACCAGGAAGGCCAGGCGCTCTTCCATAGCCTTGGGGCTTCCCTCGCGGAGGAAGCCTGGCCAGGCAATCTCACCCTGACTAAACCAGTCAACGGGACGTTTGGGGGCCGGCGTCCCGGACATCTCAATCACGTAGCCCTCCAACTCGTAGGTTTCCCGAATCAGGTCCGCAAGTTTCTGGCACGCCTTGGAGCGCTGGGCCGTCATATTCTTACAGCGGCTCGATTCGTCGATCACGAAGAAACGGGGAACCGGCCGCGACCCGTCCCATTCATCCATCACCCGGACCAGGCCCTCGTAGGTGAACCATTCCACCTTGATCCGATTAAACGGGAAGCCCCACATGCGAAACTCGCGCTGGATGTTGGGAAGGCTTGTCTTCGGGCCAACCCACCACACCAGATCGACGCCCGATTCCTCAATGACCATCTGGACCGCCAGTGTTTTACCAGTGCCCATCTCCGCCCCGAAGATTTGGTAATGATAGGTGAGGCCGCCGTCCGCTAGGTCAAACTGATGCGGCATCGGGTCCTTCTGCTCGCCGTTGCAGTAGTAGGTTCGATACGTATGGCGCTTCAATGGCCGGTCGAACCAAGCGTAAACCTTCTCGCCCGTCAAGAAGGCGATCTGAAAACGATTACGCTGGCAATCGTCCACCGACCAAATCTTCTCCTTGTTTCCCTCATCGAAGCCATGCCAATGGGACCCTTGCATGGCTTTAATTTCATCCTTGAGCGCGTAGTCCGACTTGAGAAAACGGATACGGCCGTCTTTATATTCCATCACCACAGAGACTCGCTTCTTAGTCCCCAGCTTGGTGCGCACGGTCATCTTTGCTTCTTGGATGTTCACGCCTATCCTTCCACGAGTCGGGCTTGAATGATCTCGCAATTCTCTCGGCCGAGTTCGACGCCAATAGAGCGGCGGCCAAGCCGCTGGGCGGCCAGCAGTGTCGAACCGCTACCAGCGAAGGGGTCTAGCACCACGCCTCCGCTTGGCGTCGAAAGTAGTGTAAGTAGATACGACATAAGCGCCTGGGGTTTGACTGTTGCATGTGCATTCCCCTGGCTCAATGCGTGTGGCGGTCGCCGCCCTGCCGCCTCGGCGGCCTCATTCTCGTCGGCTAGACGATCATACTCCGCCTGTGTGATGCGCTGCCAATCAGTCGATCGATCCGGCTGATGCCAGAAGAAGTCGGCCAGACCCAGGTTTCGTTCTTGCCTGCTACTCTTAGCACAATAGAAAAATCGGCTGGCCCCGCCCGCATCGCCATGAGTACCGGTGGCTGTAGCCTCGTCAGGGAAGTCCCCGTGATAGCCGCCCTTACCTTTGCTACGCTTCCGTTGTTGGCCGGGCTTCATCATGCCGCTCGTGAGGATGCCCGTCTGGGCGTCCAATTGTGCCGCCGCCTCTTCGTCCAGCAAGACGTTTGCCGGCCAGCGGCCCAAAGGTGACACTCGTTCCGCAACCGTGCGTGTCTCTTCATACTCTGTACCGTGCCAAGGACCAGCTTTTCCTTTGCCAGATGAAAGCCACTTCTCTCCGTATTCCGCGGCATAATCGCAAGGTATCCGACTGGCATCGATGTTCAAGCCCGCGACACCCCAGGCGAGGGCGTTGGCAGCAATCGTCCCGTCCATCGGCTTCATCGCCAACAGGATCGGTTCCCAGGCCGGTTTCAGGGCCATCGCCCAGCCGGTCCAGATCGCGGCCTCGGGCGTGGCCGGGGCGGTAATCGCACACTCGGCCTCGGGACTATGCAGGTCACCGTAGACCTCGTTCGTGCGGCCGTTGTCCGCCAGAGAATAGCCGGGACGACCGAGCTTGGTGCCGACGACCTCGCGCTTGGCCCCCTTCGCCTTGTCAATCAGCCTCCCGATGTCACTCGCCTTCGGAAAACCTTGCCCATAAAGCCACAGCAAGCAGTCCCGAATTTCCCAGCTGGCGTCCTCAATGGCGCACACAAGGCGATGGTAGGTCCGTGTCCCGCCAAACGCCAACAGGAATGCGCCTGGCTTACACACGCGAGCAATGGCACGCCAATACTCCGGCCCCGGAACCTCGTGGTCCCAATCCTTCTTCATGAAGCCTAGTCCATACGGGGGGTCCGTACACACGCAGTCGATGCTGTTCGGCGGGAGGCCGGGCAGCACCTCGCGGAGATCGCCCGGGTGGAGCGTAGTCAGATCGGTTTGGAAGAAAGGTTCGGCCATGAGCAGAAAACAATCCTTCTACAAAAGATGTGACCAAAACTCGCCGGTTTTAGATCGCTACTGGCTGCGATTTTCTAAATAGAAGGTCCGGTTCGAGGCGGGGCGGGTGTGGCACTCGCCCCAGACATGCAAGCCCTGGGCGCAGAACTGGTCATAGATGCGGTTGAAGCCATGCCGCACCGTGACCGCGACCTTTGGATTCGATCCCGCCTTGACGGCCTCCCGCCACTGGGCCAGGGTGCCCGTGATGACCGCCGCTTGGATGCCGCGCATCGTTGTCTCCGCCACCACCGCCGGCATCCCTGGGCACCGTTCCAGGATGTCCAGCATGTCCTCAGCGTCTGCCCCGATGAACACGCTGAAAGTCACATGGGCCATTAGGTGCGGGGCCAAGCCCACAGGGGCCTTGGGATCGCGCATCGCCGCCAGGCAACTCAGGAACCGCTCCGAGGGGGAGAGTTCCCGCCGGCAGGCGTCCGTCGCTTCGCCCAAGTGCCGATCGAAGACCTTTTGGCCCAGACCCAACAGGGTGTGAAAGTCGATGGAGGGTGTAGTAACCAGTACACACTCTGGCTTCATAGGTGCGGCCCGATTGAAAAAGAGGAAAGAAGCCGAGGGCAGCCGCCAATGCCGCCCCCGGGCAAATCTGCCTAAGCCGCATGTGCTTAGCGGCAAATGCTTAGCGGGCTCGGTCGGTGCTGGCGTCATCCTGGACGACCTCGACACCGTTGTCCCTGGGCGCAAGAAACCGCTGGATTTCTCGCACCACGCGCTCGCGTGACGGCAATTTCTCAAGCGGTCGCGTGCAAGGCAGAACGACGGGGACGTGCCACGCCCCTTTACGGTTCTCGACGAACTTCGTCTTGAGCGTAACCGGAATCGGGCCGTGCGGCTTCCAATCGCTCACGTCGTTACCGGCCGCCACCTTGGCGTCGATGTCGGCCTGACTGAGCGGCAGGAAGAAAAACAGCTTCTTGGCTTCGATGCGGCTTGACTTGTTGCCGCAGAAAAACTCCACGAAGCGCCCCTCCGCCGGCACGTAGACTAAGAACGAGGGGCCGAACTGACAGTGCGAGTTGGTCTGCGTAGACCGCTCGACGATGGCCTTAAAGACCTCCGATTCCATGTCGTAGTTGATGACCAACGCCTCCATGTCGGACATGTCGATGGCCTTCGGCCTGCGGGCCAGCGGAAGGATGATGACGGTATCGCCCAAGTCGATGATCTGCTGATCCGACTCCGGGATGCCGTAGTGGCCCTGTGCAATGAGGCCAAGCGCATTCACCTTGCTCTTGGTGTACAACTGCATCCGGCCGATGTAGTCGCCGCCCTTCGCCAGTTCGTTGAACTGGTCATCGGTGCCAAGCTGCGTGGAAGGAAGCTGCTCGAAGTGCACAGGGACTAAAGCGTTCTCAGACATTGTTGTTACCTCGTCGTTGGCGATTCACAGATAAAGGGAACGTTGCTCGTTGTCGTTGCGCGTTACTCGTTGTCCGATACCTTTCTAGGTGGACAATTGCGGACACGCCGCAACTGTCTCCTTCAGCGCACCGGCGTTGCCGCCGGAGGGTGTATCTACCAAAGCCCGCAGGAAAACCTGCGGGCGCTCTGTCAGGCGCGTTTTTAACGCGACTGTCGGTTGCCTACTACTTGCTTGGTTCTCGCGAAATAATAGGACTTGTTTGCTCATACTTGCGGCAATGGGCAGGCCGAAGATTGCCAATCTTTGACGGGCAAGTTTCTCCTAGTTGTGGGCCGTGCCGTCCGTTGCAACCACCACCGTCCTGATTGGGCGTGTCAGTATGGCCGGTCTGTATCGGTGTCTCATAGGGTGGTTTAGCGGCTCGAATGTCTGGATATGTACGGGTTTTAGGTTACTGGCGCGATGCCTCC